TCGCCGCCGTCAACAGGTCGATGTATTCGCCCGCGTTGAGTTCTTTTTTAACCGTGAGGAAATCGCCGTCGGATAACGGCAAGCGGATGGTCTCCGGCGAGACAATGCGGTTACGGCCCAATGTGTGCCCCCTAGCGTTCTGGTGGTCCCAGCGATGCCCGAAGGTTCGTGTCCCCGAGTGCGAGTGTCTTCACCGGCCAGGCCCAAAAGCCACCCGGCCGCGGTGCGGTGAACAGTAACGGCGCCTGCCGCGCCTGAAACTTATCGACGCGCGTGAACGTGCCGCTCAGAATCCAGCGCCCGCCGTCGTCCTTGACGCGCGTGATCGTCCAGCGCTTCAGTTCAACGGCGACACGGTAGCCCCACAGGACCGAGCCCGCGCCGCCGTGAATGGTGAGCGAATCAAACACCGCCGTTCAGCACGAACGGCCCGGCCGCTTTCCACGTGCCCGAGACTTTCGGCGCCGACAGGCTGGCGTCGATGCTCGCGTCCATGTAGGCGGGGCCGCTCCAGAAGAAGGTCGCTTCCGTGCTGCTGGGCACGAGCTTGAGCAGTCCGGGCGTGTCTTGTTCAGCCGCCTCGAACAGCGCGAGCTCGGCAGAATTAAAAAATCCTCCCAGGGTTCCGCCCGCGTCCTTCATCCCGGGGATATACACCCGATTGACATCACCGAAGCAGGTGACGTCCTCATACTCGGTTTTGAAATCGGCCACCCAGGCATTCAGCGAGATGATCTCGACCGTCGCCGCGGCGCCCGTGGGGTCCCACATAACTTGGCCATAGCGCCCTGATTTGATTGCCATCGTCTCGTCTCCTTATGCTGCCGTGTGACTCATCTCGATAAAATATTGGCCGCCGCGCCGGTTCCAGCGAATCGACGGATCGAGCTCGTCGACTTCCGTCATGCGCACCGGCTCGACGCGGTGCATCGTGCTCCAGGTGTAGCCGGCGACGGTGAGCGGCTGATCTTCTAAGAGTTCATCGATCCGCGCCGCCGCGCGTTTGATGTTCGCGCCCTGCACCGTCGAGAGCATGCGCGCCTCGACCAGGTAGATCCCCTCTTCGATCGCCCGCCGCCCGAACACGCCGCGGTCGATCGCGTTGATGAACGCGACGATCACAAAGCGCGTGGAGCCCGGCGGCGCTTCGTCCCAGTAGACGCCGTTCGGACAGAGCGAGAGCAGCTCCGCATCGCTCCCCAGCTTCGCAATCAGCGCGCTCGCAATGTCCGAGGTATCCGCCATGAACTTACGCCGCCGTGCCCCGTTTCACGGTCAAGCCCTTCGCTTCGATGATCGCCGCCAACTTCTCATACATCAGGCGCCGATACTTGATCATCGTGGGAATGAACACCGGCGCCGGCGGGCGCTTCATCACGCCGCGATTCCAGCCGAGCTTCGTGTGCCGCGCTTCGGTGCCGAATTCCCACAGGTGCGCATGCGGCGCGCCGCTCCGCACTTGCGCGGCCACCGAGAGCGGGCCGACTTCCTGCACCCGCACCTTGACGCCCTTTTGCAAGTTCCCCGTGAGCCCCTTCGGATACTGGCTGCGGATATCGGCCGCGGCGGCGTGCGCGGTGTCGAGCACGATGACGGTTGCGTCGGCCTTCAGCTGCGGCGGCAGATCCGCGAGCGCGCGCTTCAGGTCGTCAATCCCTTTGATCGTCAGCGAGGCCGGCATTAGGGCACCACTTCGACGGCAAGGAGTTCCATCGTCACATTCCGCTCGTCGGGATTCTGTTTCCCGGTGATTGAGAACTGCCGCCCATCGAACACGATCCGCGTTTTGGTGGTGACGTCGGGATGAAAGTCGCCGCGCACGAGGTGCGAGGCCGAGCTGATGACGGAGCCTGCCGCCACGCGCTCAAGATCACGCGCCGTCGCCGGCGTGATGCTGACGCGCCAGGCGGCCGGCACGAGATCCACCCAGCTCTGCGTATACCCGCCGTCGCCATCGGGCACGGCCGGGCCGGGATTCTGAAACGTCACGGTATGCCGAAAGTCGCCGCGCGCCATCAGGCCACCGTCGGATCGCGATAGGCCGCAAGCAGGTCGTAGATCTTCGGCCACGGTGACGGCAGATCCCCGTCGCCCCGGTCTTCGTAGTAATAGGCGGTCAACAGGTGGATCGCGTGCGTAACGGCCGCCGGCGCGCTCGCGGCGGTCCAACTCGGATCCGCGAACGGGCCGAGAAATGACAGGATCGCCTCTTGCGCAGTCGTAAGTTTCTGTTGGATGTCGGCATCGTTCGCCGTGCTCGTGATCCGCAGATGGATCTTGGCCTGCTCAAGGGTCCAGAGGGCCGGTAGCGTCACCCGCGAAAAGTCGAGCGTCACGGCCCTACCTCCTCCTCGACGGGCGAATCGGCGAGGGGTTCGGCGGGCGCTTGCCGCTCCGCGAGGTTCGCTACCGGGAAGTTCTGCTGCTGAAGAAATGGCAACTCCCCACCAGGCACGGGCGCCAGTTTGTAGAACGTGTTGCGCACTTCGTTTGGCGACATGCCGGCCACGATCGCATTGCGCGCCGCGGTTGTGCGACTGTTGGTGTCCATCCAGGTCAGCAGCGTGTCATCGAATTCGATCGTCAGATAGGACGGCAAGTCGAGCCCCTCACCGAGGCACGTCGCGATCGACACGAGATGCGGCTCCAGGCATTGCGACTTGTATTGGAGCTGCGAGGCTTCCGCGTTCGCATACGGGGGTTGCTTGCTACTGTTCAGGATCGAGATCGGCATGCCGAGGACTTCGCAGATTTTTTCTTCCGTCCAGCCGAGCTGCTCAATCACCGCGGCATCCACGGCAGACGTCGACACCGATTCGTATTTCATCCCGAGTTCGGCGATGAGAATCTCGCCGCTCTTGAAGTTCGCCGCGTCGGTCTTCAGACGCGCCGCCGAGAGCGGGTCGAGCTTCGTCGGCGCAATCAGGACGCCCGACGGCCGCGCGCCCTTCGCAAAGAACGTCGTGCTGTTATCTTGAATCGCTTTGGCTTGCGCCACCGCGCCGCCGATCGCGGTGAGCGGGGAGATCCCGCAGAGCGGATGGTAGAGGCAGTTCCAGCGATCGTGAATCAGCTCGCGCGCGGGAATCACGATCGGCTGGGTCTGCTCCGGCATCCCCGCGAGTTCATTCGATTGGAGCTCGTAGTAGACACTGCCGTCGGGCGCGGTGAGCACCTTCACGCGCGCCGGGTCGAGCAGATGCAACGCATTGACCACGCCGCGCTCGTCGCGATACTTCAGGACATACGCGTTGCCCCAGAGCACCTTGTTGATCACCCACTGCTCAATAAATTGCTGCGCCGTCTGGTAGTGATTCGGGCGCCGCAGCACGGGCGAATACGCGGGGTTGCTGGTCTCAGTCCAGAAGTTGTTCCGGTCCCGTTCGAGCAGCAGCGGCGGCGCGATCTTGCTGATGTCCTGGCTGATGCGCGAGACGGCACCGAACACGCTCGGATTCGCGAGCGCGGAATCGGTCGTGAGCGGATCGTTATTTTGCCAGGCGCCCGTGTAGGGTTCCCGGACGACCGGAGACCACGATCCGCTCCCGCCGCCAACCAGCGTCAGCATCGACGCCAGCCGCGATCGCACCGTCGCCAGCACGCTCACGGCTTACTTCTTCGACTTCGCGGTGGTCCCGTTCTCGGTCCCGTTCTCGTCCGCGCCGAACGTAACGCCCGTCGGCGCCGGCCAGGCCGCCGCGGTCAGATATTTCACCGCGTTCGCGTTCGCCTTCTTCCAGTTGATGAACCGCTCCGCGCGGAGCGCGACGCAGTTCGCCTGGAACATCGAGACGTAGACGGTCGTCGCATCGACCGGCGACATCGGCGCCGAGTCCATCTGTAACGAGGCTTCGCTTGAGGCGTCGATCGTCACGCCGCCATCGTCGGCATAGAACACGAGCGAGGGCTGGAGCGCGATCACTTTCGTCGTCACGGTGTTGCTGACGATAAACGTGAGGCCCTTCCACGTGCCCCCGGCGACCCCGATGCCCGGGAACTGCGGCGAGCCATCGCTGTAGGTTTTGAACGACAGCGCCATCGCGTTCGCCGGCGACATGATGAACGTGAGGCCGTCAACGGGAATGTTGTTCGTCGTGAAGTGGCTGATGAGCCCGAGAATATCCGCCAGCGGGTTCGCCGTAGCGGCCGCGGTCGGCGCGCCGTTCGTGATCGACGCCGGATTGACGCCGGCCACCGCCGCGACGGCCGGATCGGTGAACTGCGCATCGATGAAGCGCGCAATCCCGGCGACCATATCGCGCCGCACGACCTCTTCCGCTTTCGGGCTGCTGAGTTTGATCAGTTCCTGCGTCAACACAATGATCCCGGCGATCTTCGACCAGTCGAGCGTGAGGGAGGCGAATGCCAGCGCGCTGACCGGCTTCGGTTTCGTTTCCCCGACCCAGTTGTAGGTGCCGCCGCCGGTCTGCTGCGGAATCTTCGTATTGAAGGGCACGCTGTAGAGGCCCGGGATCTTGTCGACGATGGTCGCCGCGCGGAGCAGCTCGACAAAATCCTTCGAAATGTTCGGTTGCACCAGCGGACTCGCCCAGGTCGCATCCGTCGCCGTGCCCGCGGCCACGGCCGCTTTGAGGGCCAGCGCGACTTCCGGCGTGCTGTCGTTCCAGCGTTGCGCGTATTCGTAAGCGCTCGTGCTGAACTGTTTACACGCGAGCTGCGCGCACACATAGCGGACAAACGCGGTGCCCTGCGGCAGGTTCGATTTGACCGAGACGTGCGAATACGGCGACGTGATGGCGGTCGCTTTGGTCATCTGCACCGCTTCCATATCGCGCCAGCGGATCTCGTCGGCTTCGCAATTCTTGATTTTCAGCTTGAGGTCGTCCACGGTCGCGGCCGTCGAGTCATCGAGCGTGCTGCCCGCGGGCGCGCTCTCCATCAGATTCCGCATTTGCAGGCCGAGGTCCGCGCGCGTGTTGGTGAGGCTCTGAATCCGTTCGGCGATAGTCATGGCTGGCCCTTTCAAAGATTTGTGGCTGAGAATCACCGCCTGCGGATTTGCAGGAATGCTCACCATCGAGACTTCAAAAATCTCGGATTTGAGAAACTTCGTCGCGCCCGCGTGGAGACGTTCGACGGCATCACCGATCGGACGCCACCCGACACTCATGGTCTTGATGACGCCGGATTTCACGCTATGCCACGCTTCATCCAGGCGGTCTTTGAGGCGCCCGCCTTCGTCGTGACTCGACACCACGGCGTCGAAATAGATGCCATCGGCCGCGGCCCGCAGCGTCACCCAGCCCACGGGCATCTTCTGGTCGTGATGCAGCAGCAGCGGGACAGGATTGGTAAACGTGATGCCGGCGGGGTCGAGGATATGGCCCTGCCGATCGACCGCGGGCGTGGACGCGATGCCGGCGAAGGTGCGCCGGTCGGGGTCAAGCGACTTAATCTCAAGGCGCATGGTCCGCGCGAGTCTACGGCCGGCGCCCCTGTCGGGATTATTTCTGAAAGGATTTAATCAGCGTCCGCAAGATCGCGGACACGCTCTGGTCGCGGGTTTTCGCCGCCTGGATGAGCTTGTCGTGCTCAGCCGGCTGTAACCAGGTGGCCACCGTCGCCCCCGGCTTCGGCACCGGCACCCGCGGGCGCCCACGCCGCTTCATCCGATCACCGACAGCGCATAATCCGGCGTGGCCATATGTTGGTTCCGTTCCATTTGGTCGATCGCCATCACGAGCGCGGCCACGCCGTCGATCCGCTCGGTGCTCGCCGCTTTCGACGGCTTGATGTTCCCCGCCGCATCCGTCTCCAGCGCGACGTTTCCGACGCACCACCGCAGCACCGCGTGGCCATTGTGGCGTAAGCGCTTCGAGAGGATCGCCATCTCCAGCGCTTTCGCCGGCCCCGAGAGACTCGCGAAGCCTTGCCGGATTTCCACCACGGTCAGGCCATCCTGCTCGCCGAGCTGCGTGATGAGCCCGCGCGCATTCCAGGGATCGACGCCGAGACACTTCAGGTCGAACAGCCGCGCCCAGCCTAAGACCATCTGGCGGACGTATTCGTAGTCGACGGAGTTCCCCGGCGTGGCGTTCAGGAGCCCCTGCCGCGCCCATTCGTCATACGGCACGCGATCCCGCCGGGCCCGCTCCGGGATATGGTCCGCCGGGACGAAGAATTCCGGCAGCACATCGAACCCGGTCTCGTTCGGGAACACGCCGACGAGCGCGGTCAGATCCTTCGTGCTCGACAGGTCGAGCCCGGCATAGCAGGCCCGGCCCTTGAGACTATGCCGGTATTCGGCGTGCGTCATGATGCGTAGAACATGGCGATATGCTGCGCCAGGTCCGAGGGAATTTCCGCCCGTTCGGCGCGTTGTTTTGATCCGTAGGATTCCTTGTTCCTGCGCTGTAACCGTGTCGGCAGTAACGCCGGGACGCCGTTACCCCAGAGATAGAACGGCCCAACATGCGTGACAGCGCGCCCGACATAGGGTTGCGCCGCTCGCACGTTTTCGAGCACAAGCGGCGCGCCGGCTTCCCGTGCGATCCGTTCAGCAGCGCGAAATAATACAATTCCGTTCGCCGGGTATGGCGGATTCCGAGCGCGTGTCCACGGCATTTGAAACGGCGAGAATTCGTCACACGGTGAACTGGCAACAACGAGCCGCGCCCCGCGAAACTGTGCGCCGTCGAGCGTCAGACAATCGGCCTGTATAAAGTCCGCACCGGCCGGATATTTCTCGGAATAGACCAGATCGACGCCTATCACGCGATCCCCCTGTGTGCCCAGAAACGCCTTCGACCAGCCGCCCAGACCGCAGAACAGATCGACGATCACACCCGGCACCCGTCCCACGCGTCGAGCGCAATCCAGCGTGACGCCTGCTCCGTCCATTGGTTCAGATACAAGCGCCGAAAGGTATTCTCTTGCGCCGGTATGGCTTGCGCGCGGGCGGCGACAATTCGCATCTCTTCGAGACTCCGAAAATCACCCAACGCCGGATTCGCTTTGTGCCAGACCCGCTCGGATCGCCAATCGGCATCCACCGGCGCCTCATACAGAATCGGAAGAAATGTCGGGTCAATGGCCGGATTCTCCAGCACCTTCTTGGCGTGCGAATACAGCTCCCAGAGGATCGAATGCCGGTCATAGCCGGCCGTGGAAATCACGAGTAACAGCGGCTGATGCCGGGCGCCCATGCTCGTCGAGAGCACGTCATACAGCCGGCGATCGGGCGCCGCATGCAGCTCGTCATAGATCACCATCGAGGCGTTAAACCCGTGCTTGCTGTAGGCTTCCGCCGAAATCGCTTTATACACACTCGCACTCTGTTGATGCACGATCCGCTTCTGCGAATCCACGATGTAACACTGCTCCGATAGCGTGGGATCGTTCCGCAGCATCTGCGCCGCCACGCCGAACACGAGCCCCGCCTGATCCTTATCCGCCGCCGCGGAATACACCTCGGCGCCCGTTTCCCCGTCCGCCAGGAGCCCATACAACGCGATCGCCGCGGCGAGTTCCGACTTGCCGTTCTTCCGGGGCAGCATCAGCAAGCACGTTCGATACTGCCGTGTGCCGTCGCGCCGTTTCTTAAAGAGCTGCTTGAGAATCTTCACTTGCCACGGCCGCAGGTTGAATGTCT